ATTGAAGATCATAGAATTGCTGAAGCACCTGATTATTTGGAAAGAATTGTAGTGGGTGTAGATCCAGCGGTTACGGTTAGTGAGGAAGCAGATGAGACAGGGATAATAGTTTGTGGTAAAATAGGAAATAGAGGATATATTTTAGATGATTTATCGGGCAGATATAGTCCTCAAGAATGGGCAATAAAAGCAATACAGATTTATTACAAATATAATGCCGATAGGATAGTAGCAGAAGTAAATCAAGGGGGCGATATGGTGGAGCATACTATTAGAACCGTTGATAAAAACGTATCTTTTAAAGCAGTGAGGGCGGCAAGAGGTAAAATATTAAGAGCTGAACCTATAGCGGCTTTATACGAGCAGGGCAGAATT